CGGCGAACTGGACAAATCCGGGAAGCAACTCGACGCGCACGGACACAGTTTATTCGTGCGTGTCCAATCGAATCTTGTCGGGGGTTTTTAAGTCAGCAATGGAAATGTGGAATTTGCAATGTATATACTTGTAATAAGTGTAACGTACCGAAGTGCAACATACCGAAAACAACCGAATCAGACGCCGAACCCGACGAACACGTTTGCAATCCGGACGATGTGGCAACCGCGGAATTGCTCGCAAAAGATACGAAACCATGTCCTCAATGTGGAATGGGTATTTTCAAAATCGAAGGTTGTGACCAGATGTGGTGTACTGAATGCAGAACCGCATTTAATTGGCGCACGGGTCAATTGGAAACCGGCCACGTACATAATCCGCATTATTTCGAATATCAGCGAAGAATGGGAACGGACGTACGTAATATACTCGATATGCCGTGTGGCGCACTCGCTCCTGACCAATATCACGGAATCATTCAACATTTAATAAATATTGCAGTAAATCCGACAAGTTGTTCGAATTCAGACCGAGAACAACTAGGAATCCCGCCGATCACAAAAGACCTCCGCGCAAAATTAAGAGAGCGCGCAATCGATTATGCAGTCAGTATAGATAATTTTGCAAATAGAATATTACCGAGATACCGCCCAGATGCAATTCAAAACAATCTCGAACTACGTGTCCAGTATCTGACCGAGCGAATCACCAAAGACGAATTTACCGCCGCTTTATCTCGCGAATCAAAACAGTTCAATAAAAAAATCGAAATCGGGCAAGTAATACAAACCGTTGTATTCGGTATGAGCGATATATTGACTCGATTTATCGGAATATTGAGAGAAAACTACAACCGCACAGAAAACACGAATTTCTGCGACCATACTAAATTATTTGCTATCTACGCGGAAATCGACGCACTCATAGACTATGCAAATGAATGTCTGGAATTTATATGCAAACAATACAAATTGACGAGAGTTGCTATGTTTGCGAGGGATTTGAGCAAGAAACATTACGACGGATTATTTACCGTGAGAACCAGAGAAGAAGACACTCCGGAAGGAAAACGCAAGTTTTTGTATCAGGTCAAAATGATGTAATTCCCTCCCCCCTGGCACCCACCCAATCAACAAGAACCATATTTCGTTTCACTAAAAACAGTATAAATATTGATTTTGCAATTAAACTATAAGAATTAAAGTGAAAACTCCACATTCGATATACAAATATACAATATGTCATCGAAAAAAAGTACAAAACCGCAATTAAATGCAAAAACCATCGACGAAAAGCATACAGATATGCTGAATCAATTCCACGAAATCGAAACCGCGACAATACCTAGACTAAAAGAAGAATATAAGAAATGGAAGCACAAATTTGCGTCTTTACCCGAATCCAAAATCGACGCGAGAATGGAAGTACAAGACCGACTCAAGTTAATCAAATCGAACATACAAACTCTCAAATCACAACGCAATGAATATTTGCTGGATAATTCTAAATATATATTTCATTATTTCGAAGACAAGAAAAAAATTTCTTCCGGTGATAATAATCAGAATGCAAATGCGGTGAATTCGTTTTTCCGTATCAATGCAACAACAGAAGCTGCTGCTGACCCAGCAAACGCAAAATACAATCAGGCAAAAATATATTATCAGAAATATTGGAAAAATGTGGGTGACGATGCAGTCAATATAAAAGACTGGATACAACCATCCGACCGATGTGAAGTATGTGAAAAAGGCGAATTAATCCCCCAGGACGAAGAAGGAATATTAATTTGCAATAATATGAAATGTGGGAATTTCGTGATGCACGTGGTGGATAATTCGAAACCGTCGAACAAAGAACCTCCAAATGAAGTCAGTTATACTGCTTATGTCAAACTAAATCATTTTAAAGAAATCTTGTCGCAGTTTCAAGCAAAAGAAACGACACAAATACCGGATGAAGTGATTGAACAAATAAAAGCGCGTATTCGCAAAGAACGAATCACGGATATAAAAACCATTACTTATGAGAAAATGAGGGAGATTTTGAAGACGATTGATTTGAATCGGTATTTCGAACATATTCAATATATCAATTCGATTCTGGGAATCAACCCGCCATTAATGAGTGAAGAATTGCACGAAACCTTGTGTGTTTTATTTGTGGAAATTCAACGACCATGGGCCATTCATTGTCCTCCGGACCGTAACAATTTTTTCAATTATACTTATACACTTTTTCAATTATGTGTGCTGTTAAATCAGACACAATATTTGCCGTATATTCCGATGATGAAAGACCGGGATAAACAATATGAACAAGATATGATTTGGAAAAAGGTTTGTGATGATTTGGATTGGGTATTTTGTCCGACTGTTTAGAACCAAGGGAACCAATGGTACTGCGTAGCGCCCTTCGAAACCCTCCTTTTTTGCGTGGCCGCGAAGCGGCCACTTGAAAGGATGTTGGGCAATTCCTTCAAGGGAACAAGGGAACCAATGGTTCCCTTCGAAACCCTCCTTTTTTTGCGGGGCTTCGCACCGCGTGGCCGCGAAGCGGCCACTTGAAAGGATATTGGGCAATTCCTTCAAGGGAACCAAGGGAACTGAACTATTCCCGAAGTGAGTGAAGAATGAACTCACGTAGGTGAATTGAACTATTCCCGGAGTGAGTGAAGAATGAACTCACGTAGGTGAATTACGTTCCCTTCGAAACCCTCCTTTTTTTGTGGCCGCTTCGCTTGCTCGCTAACGCGGGCACGTAAGAGATATTATTACAATAATACAATAATACTTCGACTCTACATGAAAAATATTTGGAGGTTTTCCTACCCCCAAATATTTTTGCTAATTTATTTTATTTATAAAATTACAAGTGTGTTTTGCATATAATATACGGTTTGAACTATTCCCGGAGTGAGTGAAGAATGAACTCACGTAGGTGAATTGAACTATTCCCGAAGTGAGTGAAGAATTAACTCACGTAGGTGAATTATCATATAATATAATTCATACATTTTTACATATACATTTGAAGTGGTGGTAAAGCATCGAAATCAATTTCAACATCAACATCAGTATCATCCATCATTCCTGCGTCGGCTTCTTCCAAATAGTCCGGCCAATCCAAAACGCCCTCATAATCCCAAATCATATTGAACGGATTGACAATGATTCTTGTATTGGTTCCATCCGAATCAAACCCGGAAACAACCATCGTATCGCCATGTTCATCATAGACACATCCTTGTTGGAACAAGCGACTCCCGTTCAAATAATTGCGCGATTCAACATAAGCAATCATATTGAGTCCGCTAGAAGGGTCGATATATTTGTAGCAACGATTGTCGCAAACATATCCGGCGCGATAATGGGCATCAATTACCTCTTGAGTATGAATGCGATGAGGTTCTTCAATCGCAGTAACTATTTGATACAATTGACTTTCTGAATCCGCATGATGAAACGAATCCCATTTTTGAACCTTCAATTGCACATATCTCGCATAATATGTGCTCTTAAATCGAACAATATCGCAAATTCCGGTAAATGCCGGATTCACAAACAATCTTAATTTGCCAGAGGGTGCGAGTTTCAATCGCCAACCGGCATCTGTTTCCAAATACTCCAATATGATATTCACTATATCATATGGAAGATGCTTTCCATTCACATAAGAAGAAATAAGAGAGGACGATAACGACATTTTAGTTTTCGAGAATAGAGAATACAATAAACAAGGTATAGTTGATTTACCTCTCAATTATCTAGACGCAAAAAGTCGTTCAATTTTTGCTGTATCCACGAAATATAATATCTGAATGGTCGCTCGGATACAGAGAAAATAATTCGGGTGATTCGCGATAAATCATTGCCCATACGTTGATTTCCCACATCAATGTATTTTTTTCGCGCAGAATTTGAAGACACTTCTCTCGCATTTTGAATGCAAACAATTTTACAGCGGAACTTCCTCCACCAAACACCGAACCGGCAAATAACCAATTCACATCTTTATAAATATTGCCGTAATAAACATGGTTTGGGTCCCAACACCTGGCAAACGTCATACGTTCCTTATCACCCTTACCCTTACTCTTAGAGGATGTTATCTTGTGATTGATACGCGACCGCATTTTATACAACTCGGTTTGAAACACGTCAATTTTTCCTTGAAACATATGGAACGAACCAAAATCAATCCAAACAAACTCCTTGTCATTTTCTCCTCTCTGTCTATTTTGTTCTTTTTCTACTAATTGTTCCGCTATCGCCATCCATTCGGTTTTTTGACACTGCACCAACATATACTCCAAAGTATCTTTATTAGGATTCCCGGTATTTAATTCGAATTTATGTGCCAACGCTCGACTCGACCACAATACTAAATCACACATCTCAAAAAACACGAATGTAATATGCAGAATTTTCATATAAGAATACGTTTTCTGACTACCGTCCATTATTCCACCGCAAATACGATATGTGAATTCTCCCGTTTCAATCGCAGAATCCGATGAAAATTCCGGGAAAATATGAATATCAAATACTGACCTCTCAATGAAAATTGTCATGGGTATTTCTACCGCAAGCATTTCAAGTCCGAATTGTATATATTTAATTATATTGCGGTCTGACCGTTTATTCACATCACTTACAAATCCAGAAACAATATTCATAATAATACTTGTCTTTTCATAGTATTCGAATATAATATTGATTTGCTGTATTTGACGAAGAACAATTCAACTATGTTCTTTGCTGCGGCAATTCACCTACGTTCACTCGTTCCTCGCTCACTTCGGGAATAGTTCAAAAGATGCATAGCGCTGTGTCTCCCTTAACCCTTTCCGGACCGCATTATAAATATTATATGTAGGGGACTCGGGTATTCACGTAGTCCCGCGCATAGGGAGATGTACGAGTGAGCGTAGTTGAATTGTCAAAATTGTTAGTTTCTCATCGTTTTAGTTTGGAAAGGGTTAATGACTGAACTATAGATATGAAATGCATAAGCGAAAGCGGACAGAGTCTCGCGCAAAGGGAGAGGAACCGCTGCGAAGCAAAGGCGCATCTTTAGCGAAGCAAAGAACGTAGTTGAATTCGGGTATTCACGTAATTCAACTACGTGAGTTCCTTCGTCACACTTCGTCACACTTCGTTATTCCGTGAATACTACAATTCAACTACGTGAGTTCTTTCGTCACACTTCGTTATTCCGTGAATACTACAGTCCCGCGCATAGGGAGAGGCACGAGTGCGCGTAGTTGAATTTCATCATTGCATATCTATAACCGAATATCGGGTATTCCCGGAGTTTGTGACGTAGGAGCAAACGTAGGTGAATTA